GGGGATTAAACCAAACAGACGGAGGAGCATAATCCCAAAAGGGTGTTATGCGCCTTCTCGTACGGTACTGAACCCCGTTTTGCCTAACGGAGATCTTCCCGTTCCGAAGTTCGCCCTTGAGGAGACTCATCAACAGCATAGGCCCATTGACGAATAACCTGCGTCCTCTACCATCCGATACGACAAATTCATCGGACACTCTAAACTGGTACGGTCGTGATTCGAAAGACCGATAAACGATCTTCTGCTTCACAACTTTCCCGGAAAAGATGCTCGATGGAACCCTAACGCCAGAATCCATATTGTCTGCAAAAGGAACAAACGGGAGATTCTCATCTCCAATAAGCTCCTTAACACAAGGCAATGGAATACCTGTGCGGAAGGTCCAGTCGTTTAGTAGATTCGCGGCGATCGCTACGTCTTGTCGCGATGTCAACTGTTTCAAGTAGACACCGCGCACGTCATGACCTGAATAATAGTCATGACCACAAGATTCACGAAAACGTCCTGTATTAAAGGACTTCGATAAATTGACCTCGAGACCAAAGGCGTGTAGACATTTGACCAAAAGGTCATATGCTTCAGTGACGACAATAATGTCGTCACCGAATACGCCCCAATTTCCAGGTACAATTGCCTGCCACCCAACATCCAACTGGTTGTCCCTTATGGGGACCCCTAAGGAGGAATAGCAAGCTCGAACGATACTGCTCAGTATGGTAGTCATTATGGGAAACGTAAAACCATTTCCCATAGTCGACATCATCCCGAGTCTAACTTTGAGACCATAATCTATCAAGGCTGCTGAAGGTGATCTGAGTTCCAAGAGTGTGTCAAAGACCCACTTTGGTAACAGCTCCTCACACAACCTTAATGAGATAAGGTCCGACGCACTAGAAAGGTCAAGAGTGGCAAAATTGCCATCCCTAGATCCAATGCGCGAGAGCAGGCGATTATAGTCAGGCTGAGTCGTTATATCTATTCTCCAGAAGGTCTTTAGCCTATCACGAATGATAGACTCAAGGCCTAACTGGAAGAACATGTTTAACGACGGCTCGACGCAAATCGCCCTGTCAGTATCGATGTTCTTCGGTACGAAAGTTAATTTGCTACTGTCGACTATCTTTACAGACGCCTCCTTCTGCGAGGATCTCAGGTTTTCACCTGCCTCCCACAAAGGGTTGTCTGCCAGATATGACCTATACATAACGTAAAGGTCAAGTGACGTCGTAGTGAGCTCTTTTGATGTACCGAGCTTCTGGTAGAAGCTTTGTCCATCAGATCCAAGCGCACTCCCGGGTCCAGTCCTCCCATTCTCGAATATCTCGCGATATGTTGAGAAAAGAAGATTAGGACCAAGATTGAAGAATCGATCAAGCTGGACACGTGTCTTTTCGAACACTTCCTGGACTTGAGGGTCTTCAGATCTCCACTCCCATCTCTCCGCTTTGGCGTTAGCCTTAAGGAAAGTTAAAGCAGCACGATCGGTAGCACTGTCCTTTACACCTGATTTTGGAAGGAACTTCTTAAGAAGTGTCTTCCTCAGGTTTGAGGCAGCGTACCTTATATGCTCTGGGAACGGGTCGTTTTCAAATTCGGCGACGTCACGGTCAACTAATCGAGAAAGAGCGGTATGATCTCTCATAACCGTCCGCCCAATCCGAATGCGTACGTCTCTACAATGAAACCGGATTCGATCCAGTTATTTGATCGAGAGCGTACATCAACGCCATGACTACCAGCCCAAGAACTGAGCCGATAGTCCACTTCTTCCGATGGGGAGGCATTTACGCCTCGCCCGTCAGAGCTGTCTCGCCGATTTCGGCCGACATCTGTTGAAGCGCGCCGATATGTGCCGAAATCATGGCCCGCACGTTTGCGGGGTCCGCGAGATCGGTACCAGCAGGCACATTGATCTGAGATCGAATCGATCCCAGAACAGAGGCCTGCCCGGCGAGCGGGGTGAGACCCTTGCGGGTGTTCACCACGTAGGTATTGACGGGGACATTCGGAAGCACTCCGTTGGCATTTACTGCCGGGAGTCCACGGATGGTCGCTGGCCGAGAAACCAGCAGAGAGAATGGCCGACTTGCCGAGTTGACATCCACGGTACCCGGCTGGGTACCTCCCTTCGCTGTGACAGCATAAACTCTTCCGTTCGGAAAAGTCATTGCGCTCAGCGTGGTTGTGAATGTCGGGCTCGTAAAGCCGCCGTTTTGAGCAGTACCGTTTATGGTACTGGGCACTGTCAACATGTGATTGTCTCTTCATGTTACGACGCCTGCGCACCAGACCGACTTCTTGCAATCACCTCCATATCGGACTGATAAAGCCCGAGCTGGAGTTGACAGGAGGCATGGATCCACTTATCAAGTAGAAATTCGTATTCTTTGGGAATCCGTATAGGATCCACGTCAGAACGCGCGTATCTATTAATAAGGTGTTTCACCTTCTGCTTGACTGCTTGCTCAAGTCGATCTGATCCACGGGCCCGAACCAACTCATGCGACAAAACTGGCATCGGGACTAAAACCCCATCGTCAGGCTCGCGCTTGATAACATTGATTAGGCAATGAATCATCGTCGACCTAAACACACCCTCGTCACCTGTCCAGGTGGCAGGAGAGTAGAATAGTAGGTCCAGTGAACAGGAATCGCTTATCTCGAGAGTCACTGTCTTAGACATGATATGGCTCCTAGAGTGTTAAATTTCAATAGGCTAATCTAAGGCGTCGGGAAACCGCGAGGGCAGCCAGATTCAAAGTTTGTTTCCAGTTAGGAAGCTGGAACTGCAAACTAGGAATCGGGACATCGCCTATCTTGGCAGTCCTGACAACCTTGCGACTAGTTACTATTACAGATGACGGAATGTTAAAGTCCACGTTGTAGACTGGAAGATAGGAGGGTGGGGTAGACCTGCAAACGTACCTGCGAGTACAGGTTCGTTCCCAGATCTGTGCCCTACTAACCCATCTAACACCTACAGACGCGTAGCTAACCGCATTGATTATTTCACTAACATTCGTGAAGTAATCGACTGCGAATGACCACGGGATGACTTCCCACAGGGTGGGAAGAAACTCTCTTGTTGTAAGGCCCCAATCTTGGAGCCTAGAACCAGAGGGATCAGCCCGAGCTTGAATTACCCCATAGTACTTTATATAATACCTTGAGGATAACCTTTTAGTTAAGTCCCAGAAGACGTCGTTCTGCCCACCCTCGTCGGAGGAATTCTCCTCAATCGAGCGGGCATTACCTTCGCCCTTCACGTACTTATACTGCGGCGTCGGATTTTGGAGGACCTTGTTAGCGTCCTCTAAATCAGAAACCAAAGGCGCCCAGCCATACTGAAGTTCTAGCCAGGAATTCGAGAGAGCCTTAAGCTTGCCTCGTTTAGTCCTACTTCGAACCCACCTCTTCCGGAGGAGGTTTTGGAAGATAGGAATCTTCGTGAGCATCTTAGTACTTCTGTCAAAAATCATACGTTTGGCTTCAAGAGATTCCGCAGCGAACGTGAGACCCTTGAAGGTCGACATTCGGTTGCGTACTTTCTTGTACCAATCGCCAGCTGCGTCATTATCAGCTGTTCCGACATGTATGCCATTAACCCCCATCGGTAGGTCAATATTCATGTGTGCGAGAAGAGGTCCCATGGCGATAGCAGACTTAAGTCTGGCATCCTCTGGAGCCCCGGGCACCCACGAATATCGAACCTGGAATGCTCCTTCTTCGACTTTAACCACACGTTCAGTAGCGACAAAATCAGTCGTAGCGCCTTCGCCACGAATGATCTGAAGCTTCCAAAGCGGGTTTTTAAAGCCGTCGACGTAGTCAGTCCAAGTAGTATATAGGTAAGGTGGTAACGGATTCACATCCGCTTGCCACGCACCTGCGCCAACAGCTTGCGCTGCGGCCCATGTTTTTGCCCTGTTACTACGTAGATTTACCTTTGAGTATGGTTCCATATGTCGACTCTGGAATGGACTGGTCCCGGATTCGGGGCCTTCACCACCGTCATACTTTCGTATGATAAGGAGAGAAAGCTCTCCTAGCAGGCAATAAGCCTGGACGGTCGACCTAAACCTCCGGATGGAGGCATGGCCA